GCAAAGCCATTTTCCAGCTTCATTGTACGTCTTTTCACAATAGAATTCAAGTTATCTCTTGCGTCTGCGCCGAAAAACTTAAGAGTGTCGCTATCGTCTTTAGCGTTAGCCGCTGCCACTTCCGCCCGATGCGTTTTCATGGCATTTGCCGTTTTTAACGTTGCGTCATCCGTGAAATAGACGCGCATCCGCTCCGGTTGCTCCGGCAGGCCAGCTTCCGCACTGAACGCCTTGTATTTAGCGTTTAACCGCCGTAGCCGTATGTTTACCGCAGTCTCATCTTCATGCAATCCTGCGGCCTTGTAGGCGGCTTTTTCGCGCTTTAGCTTTCTAACCGTCCGCTCAATACGGCGCTGCATCTGGGTTGCCTCGTATGCCGTGTAATCCTTGCCATCAAACGTGCAGCCGTGGCCATCATCGATGTGTTCCAACTGTTCATCCGTGTAAGTGCGCTCGGACACGCCCTCAACCCACGGGAACCGCCTGTGGCGGCAGTTGGCCCCTTCCAGACCGTCAACAGCGCCCAGGCCGCAAACGTCATAAATGCTCGGGTAAATGTCCCCAGTGCGGACGCTGTAAACGCGGCCTTGCCAATCCTTATGCGATGACCATGGTGACGGTCCCGGCTTATCTCGTGCGCCAACATGGGCCGAAACTTCAAAATAGGGTGTATCCAGATATTCTGCGGATTGCTCCGTATACTTGGCGCAGATTTGAGATACGCCGGTCATTACGGCTCTTCGCACGGCAACATCGACATGATCCCGATGGCCACTTTCGTAGTCAACCACTTTCAGACCGCTATCCGCAAGGTCCTTTACCGCCGTTTTAATCGCCTGATTGTAGTTGATTGCGCCGCTTTGCACCTGCAACGCTGCGCTGTCAAGTACCCATTGGTACGCTTTGGCAGGTGGGAGCATTGTACGCCCAGCGTCCACCAGGAAGCCCATGGATGCGGTCAAATTGTGGAATGTATCAAGTGTCTGCGTCCTAATCGCCGCCACTTCCGCAGCGTCAACCAGTGTTTCAGGCTGGGTGATATGCGCAAGGTCAATCATATCGGTGTAATACTGTTGGTTCCTTGCGACCACATCGCCCAGCAGCTTGTCCAGCTTAGTTTTGCTGATGCTGGAAGTCTCGCGGATTGCTTTCTTGATTTCTTTTAGGTCGATGCCGTTGGACCGCAACGCCCGGATGTCCTGCACCGTTACCTCGTTCAGTTCATCCGCAGCTTTCAGCCGGGAGCAGATTTCATCCAGCAATACGAGTTCAAGTGACCGGAACAGTTCTGCCAGTTCTTCCGGCAGCGCATCAAGGATTTCCGGCTGAAACGGATATTTCATTTGCTTTCCTCCGTTTCACAATATCGTCGTAATGCGGTTTTACGCGAATTACATTCCAGTCGCATTCCTCCGGCACTTTCCCGTAGAATATCACCCATTCCGGCGAAAGACGTTTCATCATTTCTTCGTAACCTCGCAGAAAGAGCCGCTTGCTTTCCTTGTTCTGCTGTGTCCCTACTGAGCTGACAGCCACAACACCGCCGACAGGCTCGCCGTCAAAGCACCAATCATAACTATTCTCGTCGCTCCATGATATCGTTGGATAAACCGTCATGCCGTGCATTTGCCAATACGCCGCCAACCAGTGCTTGCGGTAATGGTTGTATATCTGCATCGCCAGCGGCATATCCGTGTATGTGGAGAAGTCCGGCGCACACACCGCCGCAAACTGCAACAGTTTCGGAATGTACTTGTCCGGCGTGTTCCAATATCGAATGAATTGGTAATCGTCCACAAAGAAATGAACGATTTTGCTTGCCTGGTCTTTTGCGGTGTAATGGTAATTCACAGGGATAAACTCGCCATGCGGATACGCCTTTACCGGCTCGATCTGCGGGATGTCATACTTGCCAACGCCGGGGAATGTGAACTTTTCGAGATTTTCAAAGTTAATCATACCGGGCGCCATGTGCCGCTACGCTTGTTAGCTCTGCGGTATTTCTTGCCGTTTACCGTAACTTCCAACGCGCCGGACTTTTGCGCTGTTACAAAGGCATTGGAAAACGCCTTGTTTTCTGCTGCTTTGCGGTTTTTATTGGACTGGTCACGCAATTTCCGCATGTAGCTATCCATTTCACCGCGCGCTCTTGCAGCTCTGTCTGCGGCGCTTCCTGTTTTCTGCGCCGTTGTCAGGCGCGCAGGCCCGCTTGCATAAGGATTGACTGCTCCTGCCGCCGTTTTGAGCGCCGTTGTTGCGAGAGTTGCCATCTGCTTTACGGCGTCTTTCTTTTCAGCGTCCGACAGCTCAAGCCCATTGATTTCAGCCGCGTTGCTCTCAAATGTGCGCCTGATAATATCGCCCATATCAGTGACAGACGCAGCGTTTGCTCGGTTAATATCCTGCTGTGACAAAAACCGCGCAAGGCTCATACCGCGCCCACGCCCAAATTCTCCGGCTCCAATGCCGCCACCAGCTCCGCCTCTGCCGCCCATTACTCTACCTCCTGTTGTCCTTCGGTTGTCATGTCCTGCATCTTCGGCAGCGCCGCCTTTGCGGTCGCCTCGTCCTCGTTCATGTATTTTGCCCGGAATTCCCAGGCGTTCATAATTCCTGCGTTGAGCATTTGCAGGTCGCGGGCAAATTCGCTCTGCTTGTCCTCAATAATGGAATCATCAAAATCAATGCTGATTTCAACATTTTCATCAAGCCCTGCGCCCAACGCCTTATTACCAAGCCGCAGAAGAACCCTGCAAAGCTCAACCAGAACACTTTCCAAAATGACTTCATGCTTTTTGATCGTGCGGAACATGGTACTATTCTCGCTGATTACCTGCGTGGCCGTTGCCATGCTGCCGCCATCGAATCGATAATAGGTTTCACCGAACCCACATTTGCTGGAAAGCATATTGAGTTGGTCTTGCAGGCCGACATTCAGCGCAGCCGTCCGAAGTTCCGGTGCAACGGTCTCAACGACGCTCCCCTGCTGTGTATCTTCCGGGAGAAGGTAAAACCGCCTGTCATTGTCATCCAGTGTCGGTTCACCGTCTTCATACTTTGTCGCTGGCATTTTGACCATCATCATCATAGGGCCGTTTTCAAACTCATTGACGTAGCAGTCGTACGCAGTATCAACGCCGCGAAGAACATCAATGGAATTTGCAAAAACGGAAATGCCAACAGGCAAAAGATAATTGAAGTTGTTTGCAATGTTCGGCTTGTCAATTACAAACTGCCGTTTATTGCTTCCGGTGTATACCACAGGGGGAATGCGCTCAAACCCGGAAACATTTTTCAACTCTTCATCGGACAGTTGCTCGTTCTGGTATCGGTAAATTCGGTTTTCGATTACATACGTCCCATCATTCGCTCTGCGGTGGATCTGGAAATACACATAATCCTTTCCGTCTCGCGTAACCCTGGAAGTAAAAGCGCAATCATAAATAAAGCCGTTCTGCCATGCAAGTGGGTAAATGTCATGCATCGTGGCATAATCAATCACAATGCTGGACGCGTCACCGGGGATGATCTCTCCGGAATCCGTCACGCCCTGCCCCGTCACGCGGGGGATATATGCCACCGTCCCCAGTGCGGATTTCATCTCCTGCATCTCATTAGCTTTGACGGTGAAATTGTTCTCCGCCAAAACGCGATCGATGAAATCCTGTTCTTTTTTGCCCTCAAGCGTGATTTTGACTTTTTCGTTCATGAGCAGGTTCGCCCAGTCCTCGCAGACCTTTTTTCCCATGCTGAGCGTTGCTCTATTGTGTTTAGTCCACTTGTGGCCGTTATATCTGCGGTACTGGTGGAAGCCCTTCACTTTACCAACGTACCACGATTCCCACAGATCAACTTGCCCATAAAACTCTTCAGAGATCGTTGTATAGCCAAGCTCTTTTAACTTTTGGATAACTGCACTGCTCATGCAATAACTCCCATTCTGCGGCTGACAGGCTCCAACGCATACCGGGTCGCGTCAATCAGGTGGTTGTTCGCGTCTGGGTATCCGCTGATAATGTCACCGTCTTTGTTTCGTTCGTATTCGTATCCAACAAATTCATCGTAAGCATGCGGTGTGCGTCGCCTATCAATAACAATCTTTCTCCGCTGCAAAAACTTCATGCCATATTCCACAGAGCCGGGGCCTTTGACCGCTTCATACGCAGGTAGCCCCATTGCGCGGAGATCAGCAACGCTCTTCGGCTCGGCGCTGTCGCAGATTGTCCTAATGTTGTTATATTCGCGCTGCTTAATCATGGTCGCGCTTTGCTCGTTGGATAATTTGTTTTGGTAAATCTCGTCCAGCAGATAGATGGTCTCTCGCGCCCGATCATAATGCAGCCGGATAAAAGCAAACGGGTCGGGGAACCAGCCGAAGTCCACCCCCTGATAGATGCGGTCGAAACCCTTGACTTCTTCATCGGAAATCTCCCGCAGTTCCAGCTTGTCAAACACATTTCCGCCGGTCCCTACCGGAATGCCGAGATATTCGTGCTGATATGCGCGCTCGTCCGTCTCTTTGAGGTGTTCCGCTTCTGCCAGAAACTGCTCGCCCAGCCACTCAGGCGGTGCTTGCAGATACGTTGACTTGTGGCAAAGGCGGTCAGCGCGTTCCTCCAAGCTGTCCTTGTTCGCCCAGTTGTCACGCGAAATAGGTGGGTTATAGCTTTCAAAATTCCAGAACATCGAGCCACCGCGCATGGTGGACTGTAAAATAGTTCGGATTTCCGCACGTCCGGCAAACTGATCTTTTTCTTCAAAGTGCGTCACGGCGATATAGCCAAACGGGACTTTGATAGACTTGATCTTCATCGGGTCATCAGCGCCGCGAAACATGATCTTCTGGCCTGTCGGCTTATAGATCAGCTCCATCGGGGATACTTTCGCTTCCCAATACGCCGCCATGCCCAGTTCACCGATTGCCCAGATATACTGTGCATAAACGCTATCGCGGATTGTATTTGCCACCTTGCGCAACACAAGCGCATGCGTTCCCGGATTGCCAACCAGCAAAAGCGGTACAAGAATTGATACTGTGGAGGATTTCAGCGAGCCGCGCCCGCCGCTAAAATCGTAGTGCGTATGTCCATGACGGAAAATGTCATGTGCAATGTCATAAAACGCAGGGCCGATTTTCTCGGACAGGAAAATATCAGACATCGATAATCACCTTAACAACGGAATCGGCTCTCGGGTTGTCTTGCTTGTCGAACACGCCCGTATGCTTTGCAAGCATTTCGAGTGCCTTTAGCTTGTTCGCATATTTCAAATCGCTTTCCGTGCAATCAGACGCGGGTTTGTCTGCTATTTCTTTTAGCTTTTCTATCACATAATCCTGCGTTACTTCTGTCCGCTTTTGCCTTTCTGCCTTTGCTTTCTGGATAGCAGCCGAAACGTTACTATTCGTAACTAACTGCCTGCCCTTTTCGGCGTTCTTGTAACCGGCTCTTGCGGCGGCCTGAGTGGCATTTAAGTCCACAAGATATTCTTGAACAAATCTCTCTTGCTTTGCTGTTAATGGCACTCGTCACCACCTCTCTTGTCGCATTTTTTGCTACCAGCCCCCACCCCTTGGCCTTACATAGCAGACTTTACCCGCCCCGAGGGGCATACACCTCTTGCGTATCCGGCTCTCCCCGAGCTAAACATGGTACGCAAAATCTTTTTTATCGGCTCCCGGCTGCGCTGCGTCTTCCTACCAGCCATCAGGAACTTGGCAATTATACCAGCCGCCTGATACTTAGTTTTTTACGCTTCCTCGCCCGCTGGCCGGGATGGTACGGCATTGCAGTCCTGCCCTGCTTTAGCGCTTCAGGGAAAGCCCCCGTCACTCGCTGTGGTCTCCCCTTACGGGGCACCTATGCCGTGAATGTCCCTCCTGGGACACATCGTTGAGAGGTGCGGAGGGTCCTGTGCCAAACCGGAATTGCACCGGGGCATCAAGGGCAAGTACCAGTTGCCGGAGACGAGCTGCTTTTACAGGCCGCAGCTTATGCGAGGACGCATCACCCGAAACGCTCCCCGCCATGGTGCAGACGGCTGGGCTTGAACCAGCGCATACCTCCTGGCGTGGTACTCTACCTTCTGAGCTACGTCTGCATACCCCCGGCATCCGCCGGGGTCAGGAGGAAAGAAAGGATGGATGGAATGAGGATACGGATATAACCCCGCACCCTCATTCTGACACATATTTTTCTACGCTTGCCCCGAATTGGGGGCAAAGACCAATTTTTTTTGCGATACTATAAAGGTTTACTCTCTCGCTCGCCCTCGTCCCATGCAAGCTCATCCAAGCTGACGTGGTAATGATTCGCTATCAGCTTCAATTGGCTGAGAGCCGGTTCGTTCTCCCCGGTTTCGTACTTCCGCAGCGTATCATGCCCGATCCCAATCAACTCCGCTTTCACTCTCATGCTTTTAGCAGGCCGCTCAGATTCCCTTAACTTGCGCAGCCGTTCCGGGAATGTACTCACATAACCACCTCACATAGCCGGAAATTCTCTACCACGGGTCCGCCCGCCGTTTCCGTCCGCACACTGACAAATCGGCCCTTTGGGTGGATGTAAATTACCTCTCCGCGCCGGAACAGATACAGCTGCTCATACGTCGGGTGCTGCCGTTCCAGTTGGGAAGGTATGGACTTAAATCTGGCCCGAACCACCTGTCCAAGTTTCATGATTCCTCCATTTCCAGCAGCATCACCAAGTCCCAGAACTTCCGCTCATCCAGCCCTGTTTCCGTCTTGATCTTTCCAAACCGATAGATCACGCTGCTTTGATGGATACCCATCTCCTTTGCGGTTTTCACGCAATTCATATCATTCTTTGCATAGATGCGCAGGAGCGATATATCTTCCTTCTGCATAGTTACCTCCCATAACGGATCTTTTTCAGATCCTTGTATCTGTCCGGGAATGGGATCAGCTTCGCCTTGTCCCGGATAATCTCCGCCAGCACTCGGTCCATGTGCTCCTGTCGGACGTCCGCCTCCGGGTTTCGGCAGTTTAAGGCAAATCTGTATTCCCGCTGGGTCTCCATCCACTCATGCGTGACGCGCATGATGCGATCATAACCCCAGCCTTCCTGCTGATGCATGGTCATCTGCAACGTGTCAACGGCAAACTGCGCTGCCATCGCAGCACCGGCCCAAAAGACCGCATCCATCTCCGCGTTCCGCCGTTGCAAATATGCGGATTGTTTAGCCATCCCCGCCGTCCTTTCTCTCGCTGTAGCTGCAAAAATCGTCCGGCTTGGGTGCGTCCTCCGGCGTGACCTGGACGACATGGAACATTTGGCACCCATACCATTCTCCGTCGTTGTTGTCCGCGAACCACTTGCAATCCTTGCACCGTATAACAGGTTGCGATCTTCTCCGCAACTTATTGCTTGCCGATACCCAAACCAACGCAACGGCATATATCGCCACGCCGAGAACAACTGATACCAGCGCAACACCGCCGACGATCATAAACGCCGCGCCAATGTTAACCATCACGTTATCTATCATTCGCATTGCCCTCCGTCCATCTTGGCCCCCTCAATCTCAAGCGCACGTTCACGAAGGTCTCCGAATCCGTACTCATCCTGCCAGCCCAGCTCCGCAGAGGCTTTTTGGCAACTCTCACATAGATAACACGTCCACGGAGTTCCATCAAAAACACAACTGCGTTCCATCATAGTCCCTCGGCAAAATTTTCGCCCACACCCAAAGCAAACATGGTCAACCCGCGTTTTGACAACTTTTCTTCCGACAACGTCCATGTGTCATTCCTCCCCGTCCATCTTCTGCTCCTTCACAAAGCCAAGAACCGTATCTAAAATCGCCTTGTCAATGTAAGATTGCAGCGCAACGCGGTTCTCAAAAACAATCGGCATTTCTGTAAGCGATTTGTCATAAATGGTTGATTTTCTGACGATCCATTCCCCTTCCCAAAAGTCGATAGAATAACCGCTACTTTTTGCCGCCTCCATCGTTGCCGACTTTGCCACACCAGTTTTAACAAAATAGCTTTCTCGCGTTACCCACGGGTTTTTGTAAACTTTCATCCCGCACCATCCATCTTGGCCCAGCAGTGTGGGCAGTATTTCCCATACATGACCTTATACTTGTGAGCCGTTGTCTTTCCGCAATGGCTACACATCCACGGAACGTTATCGCCATCACCACAGACTACCCATTCGGCATGCCGCACCGGGGCCACGTCGGCGACGGGCAGGATCTCAATATACTGCGACGGCTCAAGCCCTTTTGCCCACGCGTGCTTTGCGGCCTTAATCGCCGCGTCCCGTCCAATGTACTCAGCCATCGTCAGCCCTCCTCCACATAGCACCAGCTTTGGGGCGGGCGGTGAAGATATAGCCGCCCGTCCGTGTTGCAGTCCGTTTCGTCGCCATCTCCGCAAACATTTTCGCAAGACCAACAGTTTGTGCTAAGCTCCGAGTATTCCAGACAGTCTCGCCAAAACTCCCCCAGCTTTTTCGGTGCGTCGTAAATACGCAGGTCGGAGATGTGCCAGCCGTAGCAGTGGCCTCTCATGCTGTCTCCGACATAGCTGAATAGTTCTTCGTCCGTCATGCCGGTTCCGTCCAGCGCTTCTAAATTGCCGCCCGTAACCTCTCTTGTAATGGCATCCGGCACATAGTCCCACCATGCGTCTATGATTTGGTCGCAGGTAAACTCCCCGATAACCTTGCCATTCCCCAAGAAGCCTCCGACCGGAATTGCCGTTTCCGCGTTCATGCAGGCGATCAGGTTTGTGCCTGTCTGATTCTGCATAAACGCAAGGTGCTTGTCTCTTGTGCAGTAGATGTAGCATTTGAACGGCATTTCCAGCTTCGGGCGCGTCTTTCTGACTTCGATGGTTTTTTCGCCATTGGCGATCTTCTCCACCCACTTGGGGCGGATGCTCAACATAACAGCTTTACTCATGCTTTCTTCGCCCCCAATGCTTTCTCCGCCTCTTCGCTTACCACAGTAATTCTCCCCTGTTTTACCAGATCACAGAATACATTGTAATCCATGTGAAACACAATTCCGCAACTGCTGCAATAGCGAATTGCAATCTCTACATCCTTCATAAGTCGCGGACTGTCGATGTTTTCCTTGCATAGCAAAGTGCGACCACTGGTAAATGGCAGCACCACCAGCCGGCCATCTCTGTCGGCCTTGACCAGCTGGCGGAACCTGTCCAGTGCCTCACTGGCTTTTTGGTTTCCAATTAAATCCTGAAAAAACACCACAAAAGATTGAAACGCTTCTGGCGTCATGCCCGTGTCTAAATACTGACGCAGCAGCGGGCAGTGCGCCGCCTGGACCGCCGTGCAGAACCCGCCGACCGCAGTACAGTTCCCGTTATCCTCATGCCTAAAGCGGCAACGCAGGCAATTAACATTTCCCATTATTTCTACACCTCCTTCACCTCAACTGTGCAAATCGTGTCATTTCGGGTCCCGCCATGAGGCACCAGCAAAATGCGCTGCATGGTAAACCCACGCTTTGCCCCCAACCCCATAGAGCTCCAGCCAAAGCAGATGACCTTTCCTCCCGGTCTCAGGATACGAGCCGCCTCGTTCTTTGTCTCGCTCCAAAAGGTCGTTCGCCCGTCCCATTTCAAGCCCCCCTGTATGCCGTCGTAGCACTCTTTCACCTGTCGCTGAGAATACGGCGGGTCATACAGCACACCGTCCACAGAGTTATCTGCAAAGGTTTTAAGGAACGCCAGCGCGTCCATGTGGTAATTCGTGGGCCGCTCCGGATTCAGGTCGTTGGTAATCGTGGCCGGTGATTTCACCCCCGCGAACGGGTCAACCCAAACACCCTTGCCCATCTCCTCCCGCAGCAGCCGGTCAATGGGCTTGATGGCAAACGTCCATTTGTTGGGCATCGCCCAAATCCGCTCCATACGCATCACTCCACCTCCTTCGTCGGCTTCGGCATCTGCCTCGGCTCAAAGCGCCACTTTCTGGCGTCATCGCCGATTTTCTGATAAAGCCGTGCCACGGCCAGCATAGGGGTATCTTCGCTAATGTCGAACTGAAATTCCTTCCGGGAGCAGTTCCAGATGCCCCACTTGGCACCCGGTACGCCGCGCTGATATGTCTCACGCCTCATGGTGTATCTCCTTCGCTCCCTCAGTAGCTTCCCTCTCCGGCAATGGCATCCAGTTGTGCACCTGCGCCCGCAGCTTTTCGATCTCTTTCTGGAGCGCCGCGATGTGTGCGTTTTGATTCTCCAACTGGTCAGCGGCGGCAAGCCCCACCGCGTCAACATCGCAGGAGGACCACTCCGTCAAATTGACTTTTCCCGCCAGATCTTCTGGGACCGGCTCCGTTTTGTAAAACGGACATTTCTTGCAGTCGCCACTTGGCCCGCCTGCTGTTGATACGCATCTAAGCGCATTTACGAGGTTTGTATCTCTCATAGTTCCTCCCTTATATCTCCGCCCCATTGCTCCGCCATGGCTCTGGCGATGCCGGGGAAGGTCTTGCTTCGGGCTTTTGCCCGTTCCTCCTTACTTCCGCCGCAATCCATTTCCCAACAGGAGTAGCGGACAGTTCCGTTTCTCAGAACCATCTTTCGTCCCTTAACCGGCTCTACGATGTTTGTTGGCTTCAAGGGGAGTACCCCTCTTTCCCAAAGACAGGTTTTCTTGGTTACGGCGTGTCCAAACTGGAACGGCTGAACAATTTGAGAATACTCAGGTAGACAGAAAATCTTGGATGGAACTGGATTTTCAATAACCACCCTCAGAATATCCGCATCCCAGAAACGCATAAACAAATCTCGTGCTAAGATACCCTTTTGCACTCGATCAGGCTGGAGCTGACCGCCTTTCCAAATGTGCCTTGCCCCGGCGTTTGTCAGGTATGTGCACGGCGGGTGCGCGATCAGCAGGTCCCACTGGTCAACGTCATGCGGCTCCCCGTCCATTGTGGTCACTTGCCCCCCCTCGATGGCCTTGAGCGCATCGCCCTGGATATGCCACTCAGGATGCCCGCCGGACGGCTCCTGAATGTCACAGGAATATGCCTCATGTCCGAACGCCTTACAGCCTTCTTGAGATTCCTCGCAAGCTATCAACACTTTCATACGTCCTCCAATTCCCCGCCGCAGGCGGCATAACCGGCGAGGTCAATCCAGTTATCTGCTTTGCCGTGGCCGGTGGCGATGCGGGCCAGCTTAAACAAGCACATCATAGCCCCCACGTCAGCGCCGGTGATGCAGACGTCGCCGTCCGGGTTGACGCATTTCTGCCGCAGGTACGGCTCCCACAGCGCCGCAATCATGTTAAAAGACGTTTCCGGGCTGCCGTAATCCTGATCCCGGTCTCCGCACACGCACTGCTTGGCAGCGGCTAAAATCTCTTCACGGGTCATTCCTCCACCTCCGCAAGCCAGAACTCGCGACGGCAATCGGAACAGATGCGCCCGGAGCACTCTTCTCGCATCTTCGGGTAAAAGTTGCACGGGTTTGAAGTCAGACAGCCATCCATTTCACCAATAGCTGCTCCAGGGAACATCTTCAAGATCTCGCTCTGGCGGGTTTTTACGGGGTGCTCTGCGGCCCACTGCTCAATCACAGAAATGCACTTCTGCGGGTCCATCCCCTCCATGCAGCTCTTTCCATTACCAGGTTTTAACTCGCATCCATTGCATGAAATATGGGACTTGCACATACGCTGCATGTACCGGATATAAATAACAGCATCCATCATTCTGCCTCCTTGATTTCCACGCGGATCGTATCTCCGCTCCAAAATTTGTGTTCCACGGCGCGGAACCACTCAGGGTTGTCATCCGGCAGTATGTAGCCCTTCATCGCATCCACAAAGGCCTTGCCCAGCGCGCCGTGATTGTCGATGTCCAGATTGTCATTCCAGAAAAACGTCACCTTGACGGGGTGATTTATCAGACGTTTTGTAATTCCTGCTTTTCGCATTGCCCAGTGGGCAAGCTCGTGCAGCTCTTCCGCATCCTTCTTCCGCTGCGACCAGTGCTTACCAGCGTAATACGCGTTCAGGCCAAACCGCTTGTTCCACGCCGCTTTACCGCGCTTTGTTGCCGGATAAGGGATCTCAAATGCAATCACCGCTTCTCCTCCTTGCCATCGGTAATGACGCTGACCACGCGGACACGGCCCAGAGGCTCCAGCAGCATGGCCACCGCCTCCTTCGTGCCCTGCGTGTCCTCGCCATCGTAAATGTCAATCACAAGCCGCATCATCTTCTCAACCTCTTTTCCGGGCAATCCCTGATTTCGTAGGACGTTATCACCCGCAGACCGCCGGTCCCGTCGGATAAGACCCGTTCCGTTGGCGTTGCATCCCAACCGGGGACCGGCTCATACCGGGCAGACCAGTTGCATCCGCCGCAGGCGTTGGCGCAGTCCCAGCAAAGCTGGTCCCTGTACCGCTTCGCCAGTTTGCCTTTCTGCGATTCCCTGGGCTTGTACTTGCGTAGCAGCTCGGCCAGCTTAAAATCTCCAGCCATCACACATACCCCCAAGCGTCCTCGCACTTGCAAGGGCCTTTCGCGCCCTTCTGCTGCCACCGTTCCCAGTTCTCCGCATTCCGGCAAGCCGCTTTCCAGTCTTTCATGGGGGTCTTGCCAACCATCCAGCCCTTTGAGGCGTAATAATCGATAAACCCCTGCGGGTCTACCGGCGAATGGCGTTCAGCCACATAGGACTGAACCTCTGCGAGCGTGGGGGGTGTGAAGCGCTTCGCGCGTATAACACTCTTGTCCTCTGTCTTTTGTCTTTTGTCTTCTGTCTTTTGTCTTATGTCTTTAGTAGCCTTTTGTTCGCTTTCGGTCGCTTCATTTCGCTTTTGTTCGCTTTCATTCGCTTTATTACCACGTCCACCAAGCGACCCGTTTTTAGAATTTACTTCCGCTTTCTGGTTGTCCCGGTCGATGATTGCCCGGAAAACGGGAAACAGCACCGCTTCCCGTCCGGACAATTCCGGGAAAGTACCAGACCGGGCGTATTCCAGAATCGCTACAAACAAGCGTCCGCGCTCAGCGTCTTCCAGCGCTGCCGTCTGCTCGATCCAATCGTAATAAGCCTTAACGTAGCACTTCCCCATACGTCACCTCAGAAGGGAAGATCACAATCATCCTCGATCTCGCTGAAACCGCCCTGCGGTTCGCTCTGCGCCGTATCCCCGCCGTCCCGCTTGGAATCGCCAAAGTACACGCTGTCGGCCACGATCTCGGCACTGCGGCGCTTGTTGCCGTCCTTGTCCGTCCAGTCACGGATCTGCAGGCGGCCCTCCACTACGGCCATGCGGCCCTTAGAGAAATACTTGCTCACAAATTCTGCGGTGTTGCGCCATGCCACCACGTCGATGAAATCCGTTTCCTTCTCGCCGGATTGGGACTTAAAATTCCGGTCCACCGCCACGGTGAAGGATGCAACCGCCGTGCCGCTGTTGGTGCGGCGCAATTCAGGGTCACGGGTCATCCGGCCCATCACAATAATTCTGTTCAGCATGAAATAGCTCCCTTTCTGTAAATCATGTCCTCCCGGTTCCAATCCGGGTAAAATGCTTTCATGTACGCCACCAGCCGCACGTAGATGCGCTCGCGGTCTCGTAATGGCCCCTCGTCAAATAGGCGGTGGCAGCGGGGGCAGAGGGTTGCGATGTTCTGTTCAATTCCTCTGCCGCCCTGCGAACGCCGTACCACATGGGCCACCGGCGCGGCTGCGGGAGACCCGCAGATCACGCACTGGTGATTGTCACGTGCCCATACAACAACCTTCACGGATTGCGGAATGGCCGTTGCCTTTGTCATTTTGTGCATCCCCATTCCTCCATCATCCCCGCCAGCTTGTCCGGAGGCAGGGTCTCAATACCTTGCTCCCTGCAATCTTGTACGATCAGGTCGATCAACCGTGACATTTGCGCGGTATCGTAGGTGCTGGAACCGTAGTACAAAACCACCCTGACGCAGCCGGGGAGCTTGCTGGGCATGGTGTCTGTCTGCCAGCCAAGCCCGTTATGCTCCCAACCGCTCTGCAGCTTGTCCGCTGCTTCCGTTGTCACGCACACCGTTTCGTTGTTCCCGCCGATTTCTCGGATATACCGTCGGTAAATATCCGTCTTGGGAATCCGCAGCTTTTCAGCCAGCCGGTCAACCAGAACCCAGAAGTACGCATTCGCATCGAGGCTCCGCTTCTCCCGGTGTTCCTTGATCTCCACGTCATAGGCTTTGCCATCTTTCAGGCTGTCAATCACCTGTCGCGCCTTGTTGGTCTGGATGCACAACCAATCACCGGCGGCATCCATCGTCCAGCGGAACGATGTGGTATTAACCCGCTGCATCGTTGGCCTCCTTGGCCTCGGCTACACATTTCTCGCACAGCGCATGGCCGTACAGTTCCTTCGCTCTCGCCGCCAGACGTGCCGCCTTCACCATTGCCCTGCCGTCGAAATAGTCCATCACCTGACCGCCGCAGCGCTCACAGATAACGGTGGCATCGCCCTGCGGGGGAAGTCTGTACCCCGGCTTCTGCTGGGGCGGAATGGCCGCTTTCTGGGGCCGCTGCTGGGGTTCTGCGCCTCGGTCATACTTGGTGCTGTCCTTATCCCAGTACACATCCGCACCAAAGCCCAGCGCCTTGCAGGCCACAGAAATTGCGTCCGTGAGGGCCATCTTAAAGCATTCGTCCGAAGTATACAGCCCGTTCCGCTCGCTTGCTACAAAGGCGCTGCCGCCGGTGCCGGGGATCGCTTCCGACCACGCCCCGTCTACCTTGACAAACAGGTCGATGTCCAGAAATGCGGAAACCTCGTTGTTGGCCCCCTGCTCCAACCGCTTGTCCGTGATAACATACTTCCAGCCGATTCCGCAGGGGCCGAACTGCTCCGTCAGCGCCTTGATGCGCCACATGGGGTTAATATCGGTCTTACCCTTCAACCGCCCCGCCTGAATGGACCGCTTGGCGGCCTCCGGCACCTGCCGAACCCGCTCATAAATCCCCAGATTCTCCATGTTCATCCTCCAAATTCAGCGGGCAATACATCCCGCGACCTTTTGAATCAAGCAGGTACTCGCCTGTTCTCCGGCATTGGAGCCGGGAATAGGTTTCCAGCAGAGGGCACAGCGCGCAGCACACATGCCCCTCCGGGAAATTGATATCCACGGTCGCCCGTGTGTAGAATAAACAGCTATTGCCCATTTGCCCTCCTGTAAACTCCATAGGCGATTGTCTCGCCGTCTTTGTTCTTCTTGATGACCGTTTCCTTCGTCAGCTCAACGCCAGCCTTCCGCAGGTCGGAAATCCGCGCCGTAAAGTTGGCGATGCGCAGTTTGCTCATACCCTCCATCGTGGTAATGCTCCCGTGCTTATCCAAATAAGCCAGAATCTTTTCGCACTGCGTCATATCAGCCCTCCGGGATGTCGATGATCGCGATCCCCATGGCCCGCGCCACGGCTTCCGGATCGCTGTCAACCTCATCCTTGAGCCAATCCTTCGCGCACTCCGGGCAGTAGCACTCGCCGTTGATCAAAAAACCCGGAGCCACATCGTCAAACGCATTGGGGTTCATGACGATGGAACATCTCGCGCACACCGGATAGATCTTCATTTCCACGCATCCCCTCTCTTCCACGCCTTCGTGGCGTTGGATTGCTGGGCGTAACCCGCTGTGATAGCGCCGCAGGTGGAACACCGTACATAGTGCTTAATCGGTGCGTCCGTGGACTGCACCCGCTCACCGCTGTCCATGCCGCATACCTGGCAGAGATCCAGCGGATAGCGCTCATGCCGGTTCTTTCTGTTCATCGCGCGCTCACCACCATGTACGCAATGGTGATCAGCAGCAGGGCCAGAAAACTCATAAAGCCCATCCATGCGGAGGCGTCCGCCTTCCGCTGCTCTCTGGTGCGCCGGTCATGCTTTCTCATGCGGATTCCCTCCTTCGATGAAATCTACAACCTTGAATACCCAAGTGGCCGCATACGCCACGCCCAGGATCATAAAAAACAGGTTCCAGCTCATTGTTTGATGTCCCCCTCTTTGGTGTAAACACCGTCAAACTCAAGGCCATGCTCCCTCGACCAGATCTTGCCGAACTCCGTCATGATCTTCACCGGGTCAGGCGGAGACACCCAGATCACCCGGTATTCGATTTTTCGTTTCTTCGCCATTGCCTTTTCCTTTCCCCTGTGCTAAAATAGCCACAGGATACATATCTGAGCCTAAGATTTGTTCCGCCGCCCTGCCCGGTCTGCAACACCGGACGGGGCATTTTTTATACTTCGTCTCATACACTTCTTAGCTGCGCTACTCAATTCCATTGCCGCGCCGCGCCTCACCATTCCTTTGCTGTTCTTAGCGATACGTAACTTCGCTATTCCACCGCCATTCTCATCTAAGCATTTCCTACGCTTTTCCTTGCATTTCTCTTCCTTGGCTTTGCGCTGAGTTGCTTCTCTGTGCGTTGCCTTTGCATAGCAAATCACTGCATTTCCGTTGCTACGTCAAGCATTGCTGTGCTACGCCATTCCGCTGCGATTCTGTACCGTTCTGAACCATTCCATTGCATTGCCTTGCGCATCTGTGCATTGCCGTTGCAGCTCAATACCTGTCTATTCCTTTGCGACGCCTATCGCCTCTAAGCCCTCCCGTTGCTTTGCGGAACGAGCCGTGGCCTTTCCATTCCGTGGCAAATCCCCGCAGGACCATGCCTTTCCGTTGCGCTGCGTTACTGGATCTCCTCCCATGTGAACCGGCCCTTGCGGGTCTTTCCTCCGCGATGGTTGATGCAGTTTGAAAGAGAACCGCTACTCATGTGGAAATATTTTGCGGCATCTCTGAGTGAGCGGAAAACCATTCCACTCTCAACGTGAAGAACCGTCTTGCGCTGGTTTCCATAGTCTTTTGGAATATATCCGTTTGTAAGTGCATCTTTGATGCGAACCTCCGCGTAATGGTGCCCTTTTGTTTCGGCCCATATCTTAATGGAACCATGTGGGATGCCAGATAAATCTGCCCACGCCGAACACGGGAGCCGTTTACCATTAACGGTGAGAAACAACGTTTTCCGGCGGTTATTTATGTTTTCCTTGCGCGTTACCCAGCGGCAATTTCCGGGACAATAATCTCCATCGTTATCTCTTCGGTCGAGATCAAGTCCCTGCTGGTACTCATTTTTCAGCGCCCATTCACAAAACGGTTCGAAATCTTGCCACTCTTTACATACGGAGATTCCTCTTGCTCCGTAGTTCTTGTAGGCATGGCATTTTGGATTCTGTGTTCGCTGTTTCATGGCTTTCCACGCCCAATAAAGGGACCTATTTCTTTGCCTTAATGTACTCATTGTTTCCACCGATCACATTCCCGTCAGCGTCCAGCTCGTCCCATACCATCCGGCCTTTCCCACTGTTACGCCACTGGCCGATGCCGGAGTACCGGCCATAGTCCAGCCATTCCCGGACGGCCTTCTCATGATCGTCGCAGAGGCAGACCACCCGGAACTCGCAGGTAGCGCCTGCGGGGATCTCCTCGCTCATGGCAAGGCTGACGCGCTCGCCCTGCGCCGTCTGCGCTCTCAGGGGTCGCTGGCACTCACCCATGGGGCCGTCGAACTCCAAAGGTATCACACGAGGCTCCGGGAAGATCAGCTTGTCAATTTCCTTTTTGTAGGCCTTGATCTTCTCGCTGGCCGTGCCCTTTACCTTGCGGAGACCGCCGCAGGTGTCCTTGAAAAAGCCTTTGATCTGGTAATCGTAAAGAAACGGGGTGCCGTCCTCCGTCCGGGGAAACACCGTCATGGCCTTCTCGGCCACGGCATCAGCGCCCAGCGCGGCAACTTCGTCCTCAACGCTTAAAGCCTCCGGGGATTTGGAACCGATGAACTCCCGATATACGTCTGGGTTTGCAGGGCTTGTGCCAAGAATGGGTTCCGTAAATGTGATCCGTACCTTAATTTCCTTCATTCCTTTTTCCTCCTGTTATTGCTCATTGCTGGATTCGAACAGTTCGTCCACCGTCACGCCGTACATCCTCGCCAGCTTCTTGTGGTACTTCCGTGCCGGTCGCCAGTCTCCCAGTTCCCAATGCGTCACACAGGACAAGTCCACATTCAGTTTCTTTGCTACCTGTGCACGGGTCAGGTTGGAACGTTCTCGAAGTTCCTTCAATGCCAAGTCATGTGCCCTCCTTTCGGTGTGAGAATTCATTGACTGCGGCAGAAATATGTGGTATGGTAAGCATGGGAGTTAAACTACGCGCCAAATGGCGTACTCTGTTGCAGAGGGGTATTCCATTTAGCAAACGAGTTCGCTTCCAACCGCTCCGAAGTTTGTTGCAGAGACTTCGGGGCGGTTTTTTATCTCTGCCGCAGTCAATGTGAGTTTTCACTTGACAAACGAAACCGCCGCCGCTATCATGTAAGTGTCAGCCAACAAAATATCGTCTATGGAACCCGCAAAAAGGATTTTTCTTTGGGGGTCTGGTTTTTTGTTGTCTCTATGATAACTCACGAGATTATTATAGCTTACATTTTGTGTGTTGTAAAGCCAAACACGACCATTTTGTTGGTTTTTGTGGAATTGCACAAAAATACATCTATTTTTTGGTAGATATGCTTTTAGACATTGACTTAATTCTTGCGCGGCCTAAAGGGCCGAATAACCCGTATGCCTATTATCCAGAACAGTATGAACAAAATTCATCACAAAGCATTATTGCGGCGAACTACAAATATGATTTAACTCGTTTTTCGCAACATGAAGCGGATGTCGTCAGGAAAGTGCTGTCTATCGTTAAAACAAAGTACCCTGCGGAATTTCAGTCTCTTGGGCTTGTGAACGAGGCGTATGTAATAAAGTACAAGCCCCGATACGTACTTTTTGAAATTGCCGTAACAAAATATAGAAATTCGGCATCGGCTTTTGATAAATTCGCGGTTGCTTATGCGTTTGCGAACAAAGGAGCTGATTTTAGGCTTGCTGCAATCGGAGCGTTTGAAGAAGCAATCGGAAAAATACCATTTACTGTTTTAGATAAATTTGCATCGTTAGACTTTACATTTACATGCAATATGTTTTCCAAGTTATACGAGCAAGAGTGGGAATTTGACAACGCCATATTTTGGTTAAAAAAGGCGATTCGCCGTGGTGGATTAAGCAGCAAGTATTTCGCTGAGAGAATCAATAAAATAAAGAAAAGAAAAATTGACGTAATCAGGAACAACAAGCACAAGCGGAATAGACGGATATCTGTTGAAAACGAAAAGTTTGAGCATGACGTACACGCTGCTGCATTACGATTTATTCAGGAGTAGATATGCCAAAAAGAGATACAGTCCAACCAAACGTAGATTCGATAGCAGAAAAAGTTTCGGCTAAAAGCTGGAGCGAAGCATCATTTTCGAAAATGATCGGGAAACACAAGAGGTGGTTAAGTGAAGTAAGGCGTGGGAAAAATCTCCCATCCCCAGAAGAAGCCGCACGGATATGTCAGCTTCTTAAAGCTACTCCCGACGAAATTTTGTTGCGCGAGGGGGAAACCCCAGAAGCAACCGCAAAGTGCTTAGAGAATATTGAGACGGTGCGGAAACTGGTCGAGGCTGAGGGCATAAAAGAAACCCCCGATCCGAAGATCGAGGGTGTGGACGATAAAATCGCGCAGTTTATCCGCTCCGCATCTGCGGATGAATTAACTGAGATTTCACGCTATATTGAATATCTGGAAAGCAAGAGGGATAAGACATGAAACTCGACCCTGACTGCGTCCGAGATTTAATGCTGTTTTGCGAAGATAATACTTACATCAAAACAGAAGAAGTCGGCAATTATACTTGCGCAAGTTATCATGTTTTATATATTGATTCAATGAGGCTCGTCCCGCCACTGAACAAATACGATACAGGGGCTTTGATTTATCACATCATTCAGCTTTCGGAGAGTGGGTATCTGGCAACAGATTTCCATTTTGATCCCATTACAAACTTCCATCACAACAGTCTGCCGTCTATTTACTATGTCACGCCAAAGGGGCATGAATTTATCGCGGCAATCGAAGGAAAAACGCAATGGGAAAAAACATCAAAATTGCTGCGGTCATTTGGCTCCGTGTCTTTAACAGTGATTGAAACAATCTCAAAAGGGATTGCATCAGCGGCTATTGAACAAATAATAGCGCCAAAGGCGTGACATCACAGCCCCCGTTTTCCTCATTGACCTTTACGGGCGTTGCGCGAAACGGGATGCTTTGCGCGGAAATCTGATTGCTTGCCTTGATCGCACGATCTAAGCAAAAGGGGAGATATTCCGCGCTGTCCGCGGAAAGCCCGCAGGCCGAAATGGCGTCCATGCACCGATTTACCGCGTCAACCATTTTGGAGTCGATGTACCATAACTTAGCGGCCTCTTTCATTTTTCTCTTCCCCCTCAATAAGTTTCAAAAGCTCAAGCTTTGCTTCATACGGAAGCGCCAGCGCGGCGCATACCAGTTTTTCGCGCAGTATTTCAACATCTGCTCTGTTTATTGTATCACATTTCGCGTCATTATACAACATCTTGCGTCCCTCCCAATAATTATAGTAACGGGGCTATATGTCGATTATTGCACTTTGTGCAGTCGAAAATACAAGAAAATGGAGAGTTGAGATGAAAAAGTTTTTGCTTATCGCGCTGTCTTCGGTTCTCGCGCTCGGCATGTTAACCGCCTGCGGGGGGCCGAATCAAACCGAGCCAGAAAACGAGCCGGTAACTCCGCCCGATCTCGTTGGAGAATGGAAGCAGACAAACAGCGATGCAGAGGACGCATGGCAGGCCGCTACCATTGCCGGAGACGCCATTGAGGTGTATTGGGTATCTGATAACGGAGACACCAAAGCCCTCTATTGGGCCGGTTCTTTCGATGCCCCTACCACGGCGGATGAGCCGTACACCTGGGAATCGGAAAATGATAAAGATCAGACCGATACGGCAATTCTCGCCAGCGGCGATGACACAAAGACGTTTACCTATCAGGACGGCGTAATCAGTTACGAAGTGTCTGCCATGGGAGTTACGCAGACCGTAAAACTTGAGAAGCAATAAGTAACTAAAGGCCCCGCCGCCCTCTGCAACAAACGGCGGGGCCGGAGGGCAAGCCTTGGGGGGATTGGCTTGCCGTGATGCAACCATAGCAAAAATTGATTGGGCAACGCAATAACCAAATGTGGGAAACCGGCAGTATACTGCCAAACGAAATTGTGTACTATCGCTGCCCATATCTTATAAATTTAATACAGGAGGCCGATTTTTTGACGATCCAAGACTTATGCCGCGAAAAAAGAGCCGCCCTCAACATGACGGCCCAGGACATTGCCGATGCTTCCGGCGTCCCCCTCTCCACCGTTAATAATTTCTTCGCCCATGCGTCCAAATCCCCGGCCCTTTATACCACAGCTGGTATCTGTGCGGCACTGGGGGTGTCTTTGGACGCATTTTTTGGTATTGGCGATCACTGTACCGCCACGGAAGAAACCTTGCAGGCGGAAAAAGATGGGCTGGAACACCGCCTTGAAAATAAGCGGAAGACCATCGGCCTGATGGAGGCGGAACTGAATAACCTACGTCATTCCGTAAAACTATACAGGTGGATCATGCTCGGTTTGTCGCTATTGATCGTCGGTCTCTTCGTCTGGTGCGTGTGGGTAGATATTCACTGCGCCAATTACGGATTTTGGAGGGGATAGTATGAGAGCCGCACTATATATCCGCGTCTCGACGGAAGAACAGGCGCGGCACGGCCTGTCATTGGGGGATCAGCGGGAATCCTTGTTGGCATATGCCGCAGACAACGGTATGGAGGTTGTCGGCGTATACGAGGATGCTGGAATATCCGCAAGAAAACCATACAAGCGGCGACCAGCACTTCTGCGTTTATTGGAAGATTGCAAGGATGGGAAGATCGACACAATTTTATTTGTCAAGCTGGACCGTTGGTTCCGCAGCGTAGCCGGATACTACGCCGTGCAGGAAGAATTAGACCGCTGCCACGTCACATGGCAGGCCACGCGGGAAGATTACGAAACTCGCACGGCATCCGGGCGGCTAAAGGTGAATATCATGCTGTCGGTAGCGCAGGACGAAGCTGACCGCACCAGCGAGCGAATCAAGGCCATTAACGAAGGCAAGCGATTGAAGGGCCAGCCTACCACATGGAGAACACCCATCGGTATCTGCGTGAAAGACCGGCACTACGCCATAGATGAAGAAACCGCAGATGCGGCGCGAGATATGTTCCCTGCCTTTATACGGCTACAAAGCATCCTTGCACTAAGGCGGTATATGGCAACGGAGTGGGGGATCAAACGCTCGTACAACAAATACAAGGATGCGTTGTCGAATCGATTGTACTTAGGTGAGGCGTTCGGTGTGGAAAACGTATTGCCAGCGCTTGTCGATCAAGAAACCTTTAACCTTGCCGGGAGAATCCTGGAACAGCGAAGCCAGCGGAACGCCAGTGCGGACCGGATATATTTGTTTACCGGGATTCTCCGCTGCCGGGAGTGTGGGAGAAACATGCAGCCGGAGACTGTAAAACAAGTGTACAAGTACTACCGATGCAGAACGCACACACTTGACCCAGCCGACTGTCCGCACATTCTCAGGATCCGGGAAGATGTGCTGGAGGATTACCTTCTGCGGGAATTTGAGGGGATCGCAAAAAAGTATTACTCCAAATCAAAAACCGCAGAAAAAAAGCCGCCCAAAACGGCGGAGCAAATCAAGCGGAAAATGCAAAAACTAAAAGACCTGTATCTGTCGGATTTGATTGAAATCGAAGAATATAAAAAAGACTATACGGAATTGAAACAGCAGCTTGCGGCAATAAACCCCGAGCCTATAAAAGAATTTGATCTCGAAACCTTACGGCGGGAATTGAAGGAATATCCTGATTTAGATCGGCAGGCAAAAAAGGAATTCTGGGTACGCACGATCCAGCGCATCGACGCAGACAATGACGGTGCGTTTTTTGTAACGCCAAGTTAGTCTTATTTTCATGTCACAACGCTAACATTAAAATATAACTAACCCCTCGGCATTTGCCGAGGGGTTAAATTTAGCTTTCCAATTTCCGCATGACGCTATTGTAAACCCGCTCGTTGACCACTTTCAAGCTGTCCATCAGCTCGTCCATGACCTCCCACGCACGGGCTGGGTCAACGTTAGATACCGCCCGGAGGAATTCGCTGTCAGGCGCGGGAGCCGCAGAATACGCATCGATCATACGGCTTTCCCTCACTGGCTCTCGGTTCTGGTTTTGGATGGTATACAGCGCCGCCAGCTTTTCATAGTTTGCCCAGCTGGACTCCTCTGTTTCTAACCGCTTGATCCATAGCGCCACTTCTCGATCGTCAATCATTGGGGCCTACCCCCTTAATCCTCCATCATGTCCATTGCACGGCGCAGGGCGTCCTTGATGCGGTCATCGTCGGTCTCACGCATCATATCGTTGATCTGGCTACGCAGATGCTCGGTAGCGTCCGTGCGGCTGTAATGGCCACGGACATAATGTCTCCGGGCATAGGAGCTGCCACGGCTGTAACCGCGCAGGTCATCGTCCAGATACCGCCCGGAATAGCCGCGCTCGTCCATTGCCTCGATCTTGTCGATGTTTTTGATGGTATCGGTCAGCTTGTGGGCAATGTCCAGATCCCCGGCACCCAGCTCGCCTTTGCGGATCAGCTCGTCCAGCTCCTTGCAGAGCATATCCCGCAGTTCATACATAGATTTCATTCCCATTGTGTTCTCCTTTCTCAGCAAACTCTGGTAATGATAAGGTTCGCGTTGCTCACGTCAATGGCCTCGCCACTAACGTTGCGGATGGACAGCGACGCGCAGCAACCCTTTGTAACGTCAACGTACTCGGATGCAGCCACGTTAAAAAATGCCCCCGCAACCGTGGGCGTCACCGTCGCAACGGAGGACGGGAGCGGCTCACCGTCAACCGCAATGGCAACGGAGATGGGGCCGGGGGTCCCGCCGGTGCTTACGGCGATGTTGCCAATAAAGTCCACCTTGTAGCGGACACGGCACTGGGAGCAGTTACCACGGAGGTTAAACAGGCCGGAGCCAGTGCGGTGCGTCACAAGGCCCTTAGTGCAGGGAATCGGTGCTTCCGTAAAAAGCACGTTCTGGTTTGCCGCTACGGTCTGTGCGGCAATGGCAGTGTATTCAGGCATAGAAATCTCCTTTCATAAAATCAGCGGCAGGGCTACTGCCCCGCCGCTTTGTCATCAGTATCGGCACGGGGCCGAACATTTTGTTGGCGTCAACAAAACATTGCCAACAAAAAGCTACGCTATGCAGTTGTCAGCAGCCGCATCCGGCAAACTGGTTGCAGCAATAGGGGTTCTGCACCGTGTAGGCCGGAATGGGAGAAGGCCGGAGCTGGGACACCAGATAGCTGTTCTGTGCCGCCTGAGATGCGGCCAGCTTCAAGCCCTGGTTCTCGCTCTGGAGATCCTGCAGCTTGCTCTGGGTCAGGAAATCCAAAATGGCGCGGCTGTTGCTGTTGGCATTGTCGATAATGTCCCGGGTGGCGTTCTGCACCGTGTTCCGGGTATCGCACGCCTGCGCGGCCATGTCATAGCGCACGCCCTCGATGCTGCGCTGGGTGTTGCAGCAGCACTCAGCGGCCTGCATCTGCATGGCAGTCAACTGCTGCATGAGAGCCGCCTGCTGGTTACTGCGGGAAAGCTCAGCCTGCCCAAAGCCGTTTGCCATCGCCATGTTGGTGCCGTTGATAAGCTGCGCCTGCTGGTAAAATCCGTCGCAAAGACCCTGATTTACACTGTCGATCTTGCGCTCGACATTGGCAAAATCAGAGGTCAGGACATAACCGTCCATCACGCCGTTGCCGCCGCCACCGAAACCGAAGCCGTTACCCCAGCCGCCGAACGCAGCGAAAATGAGGAACAGCACGATCCACCATGCGCCATCGCCGCCCCAGCCGAAGCCGTTACCGTTTCCGGTGTTGGCAGGAGCCACAGGCATAGTCAGCATGGTGCCGTCAGAGGAAAGAGACATAGTATCACTCCTTTTGAAAAAATATTTATATCAAACCGTGGCCACGATTTTGATTACTTGAAAAGCCCCTGAAATTGGTTTGCCATTGACTGTATCTTGTTCAACTGATCTTGTGAGATTTTGCCGCTTTGCAGCATCTTCTCCACTTCCGCTTTTGGGTCGCCTTTAAAACTTGCCTTGAACTGCTTGAACTGCTGTAAAAGCTGAGGAAAGCCGCTCATCGACCCCGGCATCTGTCCGCCACCTAACGCATTGAAAAACGGATTGTTACTCATCGTCCTCTTCCTCCTCTACCTTGCGCTTCTTCTTGCCCTTCAATTCGCCCACAAGCGCCGCTAGTGCGTCGAATTCTTTTCTGGTGACAAACTCCACGCCCTTTTCCTGCGTGGCTGTACGGGGCGTTTCTGTGCGTTCTACGAGGTCATAAATCGTGAGGGACGGTTTACCGCTGGCATCCGCCTTCTTGAGGTACACCGTAGGCGCGGAGCTGTCCCACAAAGCCACGGCGGCATTGGGTGCAATCATCCAGTTCCGGGCCTCCTGTTCGCCGCTGACCCACTGCACACCGCTCTGCGCCACCGGATTCTGAGGGGGCTGTGGTGCCATCATTGGAGGCATCTGCTGTTGACGGAGTTGTGCCAGATTATCCGGCATGGGCTGTGCATAATAAGGGTTTTGCCATCCGTAAGGTGTGTAAGCCATTTTAGTCATCCTCCTTGACCCAGTAATACAAGATGTTCTCGTTGCTGCTGTCCCAGCTGTCCCAGATCATGCCGTCGCAGACGCAGACCACATGGCCGGACAGAGCCAGAATATAGGTGCCTTTTGGGTGATCCTCCGCAAATTGGCCCACCGTGTAGCAGTCTGGGCAGGTGTCCGGCACGATGTACCGCCGATATCCGATGCTGCGGAGATACCGCCCCCAACAGGCGTTTGCCGACGGCATATCCCCGTCCAGATACCCTTGGATACAGAGCCGCAAATAAATTTCGCCCCAATCCATCCCGGTAGCCTTGACGATTGCCCGCACGGTGCAGTCCCCTACATTTTTCCCGCAGGGGTTGGGGTTGAAATGGTTATACATACTCCCTCCGGTCATCGTATAAAAGCTCAATCATGCGCACACAGCGTTCCAGCTCCGCTGGATCGGTCTGCGCTATGATCTCTCGCGCCAACTCCGCCGGATACCCGCAGGCCAAAAGCCGCTCGTACATTGTGTGCGCCTCCTTTACACGTATATGATACAAAAAATCCGGACAGCCAAACTGCCCGGAAACTGCCTGTATTCTGCCCTCAAACTGCCCTGAAAATATTTTGACTTTTTTGCTTTTCTCTCTTGACACACCACCAAATTGGTGGTATTATAATAACAACAAAAGGGCACAGCCCAGGAGGAAAATAAAATGAAAATTACTGATGGAAAGAAAACCGTAGAGATCAAGATCCAGCGCTGGAATGGTTCCGGATACGATCCGGACTGGAGCCGCGATTATTTTACCGCCGGTTCCCTGCCCTATGATGAGGAAACTGATACTTATACCGTTGAGGATGTTGATTATTGCATCGAAATGGCCAACAACAGCACCTGCGAAGATGGCGCTTGCATCAAATATAACGAGGACGGAGTCCTTGTCCCTGACGAAGATATGGTCGTCTTTGTTGATGAACTGAATTAAGGAGGGATATACCATGACGGACAAACAGTTTAGCACCCTTTTGGGTGGCGCACTGGCGGACCAAGATCGGGATATGTACGTATCAGACTGGGCACTATCTGACATCTGGGGGGATCCGGAAGGCGCTGACATCCCGGATGATCGGATCCAGGCCTTGGGAGCGTTGTGGGATGTGGCTCATATTACGATCCGCGAGATCAGGGCAGCCACTGGCTTGTCTCAGGTTGCTTTTGCCCAGCGCTTCTGTATCCCGCGCCGAACGGTGGAGAATTGGGAATCCGGGGCAAGCACTTGTCCGGACTATCTGCGGATTTTGTTGGCGCAAGCCGTAGGGCTGTATACGCGGAGCTAAATATATAAAAAGAGCCGTGTCCGAATCGGACACGGCTTTTTGTTTACCCCTGCATATCATCCGCGATCTTGGCGTAGGCACGCCGCCGGATCTTGGCAAGGCCGTCTACGCTGACGTGGAGCAGCGCCGCCGCCTGTAGGCAGCTCTGGCCGTGGACGTCCACCGCCAGCACCGCCGCCTCCTCGTCAGGCGGCAAGCCTACCAGCCGGACGGCCTGCGCCGCCCGGGCCGGGGCCATCGATGACAACAGCGCCCGGATCTCTCGGTTTGTTTTTTCCATGGGTTCCCCAGACTTGCAGAGCGCGTTTCCGCGTGGATGTTGCCATCTTCTGGCCCTCCTTTCAGATGTTTAGCTCGTCCAGTCGGAGCGTTTCTCCCGCACGTCGATGTGGGTAAAGCCCTTCTTGGCGTAGATGCCTACGCCGCCCCAGTCCGGCATCAGCTGTCGGGCGAAGGTCGCCACCGTCTCCGGTTTCTGGCCGCTGACGGAAATATCCGCCGCCATGCCATAGCAGTGCTGGCTGTGGGCCGCACCGTTCACCTTGGCATTGTACTGCGGCGTTCTGTACCCGCTGTGGATGACCACCGGAGCGTCGAAGTGGGCGCGGATGGTTTCCAACACCATCACCAGCCGGGGAGCCACCAAAACAGCGTCACTGCCGTCTCCACATGCAAACTCCCGCACCTTAAAATGGGCGGAGAGCTGCTTGCCCCCGGAGGCGGCTTTGCTGTAAGCGTGGATCTCAACCATTTTTGTCCCCCCAAATCTGATACAGCGCCCGGACCATGTCGGCCCGTGTCACGGTCTCCCCGGCGTTGGCGTCCGTCAGCAGGCCGTAAGCCTTGCCCCATACGAGGGCTTGATCTTCCACCTTGGCCGACCGCTCCCAGAACAGCAGCAGCGTGGGCACCTTTCGGCTGCTGACCACCTTCCCGCCGGGAAAAATGCCCTGCGTGGAGCCGCCGCCGTCCAGCATGAGGGCATCCACCACGCCCAGCCCCAGCAGCTTGTTTTGGAGCTGCTCACGGGTCAGGCTGGCCTTGTCGCACCAAAGGCACACCTTGCCGTTGGGCATCCAGCCCACCGCCGTCCGGGCGGCAGGCCGGGCCACGTCGGCGGTCAGGCCCCGGTAGAGCTTGGACCCGGCTTTGAGGATGGGCACGCCGGACAAAAACGATCCGCCCCGGTCCGTCAGCATCTGCGGCTTGCCGTCACTGCCAATGGACACGCCCCAGTCCTGGTATTTGTCCCGGCTGATGATCTTGCCGTCGATTACCGTCCAGCCCACCGGCTGAAATTTCCCGTTGAACAGATAGCCGTTGATAATGTGAGTGCAGCCGGTCTTGGCCTTGATCTGCGCCGGGGTCAGCTTGCCGGTGTTGTGGCAGATCTGCGCTCTCGTGCAGTCGAACGTATCAACCATTGACTCTCACAGCCTTCTCCGGATGGCCGTAGACGTCCCACGTGACGTCATACACGCCCTCGGCACACTGGATGCGCAGAGTCTCACCGGCCTTCTCGGCATCGTACCGCATGACGTCATGCAGGTGCTTCACATCCTCAGGCTCCTTCTCAGCGGGAACAAAGCCCTCCCGCATTTCGTCCTCGGTCCAGTTGGCCACGCCGCCATCGGGATTCAGGTGGAAGTTGGCACCGGCCTCCTTCAGCTCCGCGTTGATGGTCTCCAAGGTCTTGCCGTTCTTCTTGCCTTCGTTGATGATGTTCTCGTAGATCTTGTTCATAATATGTCCCCTTTCAAATTTTCGGTTGAATTCTCAACCGTTTTTATCCTCGTTGACCCGCTGGGTGCCGAAGTAGAAGCCGATGACCACCGTGAAGATGGTCAGGAACTCGCTGCCGCTGATGCTCTCCCGCAGTGCCAGCACCGCGAAGATCACCGTCAGGGTGATGGTCACGAGGCTTTTCACCGCAAGCAGATTGCCCAGCCGTTTCTTGATGTTTTCCATATTTTTCTCCTTTCACTCTTTCCGGATCGGCAGCTCGCCGACCTCGGACATGATAATTTTCAGGTGTCCGTTGCCGCCAAGGGATTTGTACGCCTGGTGCATCTCGTCAAGCGTTTCCCTGTCCGACAGGCTGACGCTGCCGTCGGAGATGTACTTCTGGCCCAGATAGCGCACCCGGTCGATCAGCAGCACTTTCAGCGCGTCTACGATGGCGTCCCGCTTGTCATCCTTGGTCCATTTCCGCTGGAGGATCGCGAGGATGATGGCGGTCACGCCGGAGCCGGTGGCGGCAGTTAATACGATCTGTAGAATTTCCATTCCACACCCCCTTAAAAAGTTGCAGTTTTTAGGGTAAAATCCGACTTGCTTTCGTGCAAGTCAAAGTCCGACTTGGTTTCGTGCAGGTTAAAATTCGGGCCACCGTCTTTCGCATTGAGGACAAACCCACCGCCCCTCCGGAATGATAGCCCCGCATATCACGCAGGTGTTTTCCATAGAGCCGCCTACTTCGTGTACCAAACCTGCACGCGAGCGCTTTTACCTATGATCTCAGAACCAGCGTTTACTATAAGCCGAAGTCCTGTGTTGTAGGCAATACCGAAGTCGATGTTTGGGACATTGCCCTCTACGGCGCCGCCAGGTTGCCGGGTAGGCATGCCTGGTGTCCAATGTGTATCATCACCGTACGGCCACTGGTACTCTCCAGAATACCGAATGATATCCCCTCCAGGGTAGAAGCTTTGCTCAGTTGTCAGATTATCGAATTGCTTAATCTGCGTATATACCGGCTTGCCAAGATACCGCTCCGTGGTACGGTACTCTACGCCCAGCTCCATGGGCGGCGTAAGCCACTCCCAAGGTTGCCACGCATTGGAAACACTGGTGTTGCGAACTCTGGTAACCATGGGCCAGCCAGAATTTTGATTATAAGTTCTGCCGAACTGAACCGCATGGCCGGCATCTCGTTGGATGTGCAAAATCATCCAGTCATTGCTATTCGGAGTGTCTTTGTCACAATAATAAAACCCGCTTGCGGTGATATTGTTTGCAGAACGACCTTCCGGAATAGTGGCATCTTCACCCAGCCCAAACCCGCCAGGGGCGGCGTTGATATTCCACCTCGCCTGCGCCTTCTGCTCGTCGGTGAGGGTCTGGGCCGCGTCGTAGCGGACGAAGTTGCTGGAGCCGCCCACGGGGCCTTCCGGGCCTTGCTTCCCCTCCGGCCCCTGCTTGCCTTCGGGGCCTTGGATGCCCTGCTTGCCCTGCGGGCCTTGCAGGTTGCCGTTGGCCACCCACTTGCCGTGGACGGAATCCCAGATGTAGATGTTGTACGGAGGCGCGGTACCCACGCCGTACACGTCACCGGCCTTGGGATTGGGGACGGCGGCCTTGAGGGCGTCCAGCGTATCGAAATAGCCAAGAATGGCGAAGCTGGCCCCGGCCTCGCCGGGATCGCCCTGGTCGCCCTTTTTGCCGGGAGGGCCAATGGGGCCTTTGATGGACGTCAGCGTGTTCAGCGTGAAGGCATACACCCAGTTGGCCGTGCCTTTGAGGTACACCTTGCCGTAGTCCGCGGAGGCCGTGATGTCCGGCAGGATCAGGACGAATTGGCCGCGCTGGACGTCCGTACCGGTGAAGTCCTGGTTCATTTCGGTCACGCTCTTGTACTCCTTTGTAATGCCGATAGGCACACCGGCGGACGCCAGCCGCGCGTCGATCTCCTCGCCGGAGTAGGCGGATGTGTAATAATCTTGGATCTTGGAGAAAATTTCCTCCAAGACTGCGACTCTCTGTTCAATCGTCATGTTTCACACCTCACACGATGAAAAGTTTGTTCAGGCGGTCAAAAAACAGTCCGCCGCCACGCTGGACCAACGGCCCTGCTTTTGCTTGCCCGAATTTGCGGTAATACAAAATCACACAGCCGTCCGCGCTTGGGCCGCCCGAACTGCCTAAACCGCCGGATCCGGGTGTGCCGGGGGTAATGGTGCCGTTTCCGTTCTTCACGGCGATGCCGCCGGAGCCGGCGCCGCCGCCTCCGTAGCCGCCACGTCCGCCCCTGCCGTACCGCTTCGGCTTGGAGGGGGTGAGCGTGGCTGTCATGCCGTCCGCACCGGAGCCGCCGGTCACATCAACGGTTGTCTCGCCCGGCAGGCCGCGTCCGGAGGATCCGGCTTTGCCGTTGGCTCCCGCCGCCGGGCCGCCGCCCAGACCGGAACTGTACCAGCCGAAACTGCGCGGTGTGCTTGTTGATGCGATTCTGGTCATGCTGACTTTTCCCTCGCTGCCAGCCACAGGGCCGGGAGTAAATGCGTTCCCGTCCTCGTCATAAGCAATCGTGCCATTGACGTATTTCTGGACGCTATCATCTGTGTACTCACTCACAGCCGGATCACGTCCGGCACCGTCTCCGCCGGGGAGGCCGTCCTCACCGACGCCGCCGAACTGCTCCCCGGTGATGGGATCCGTGAATCCCCAATCGGGAGCAGACGCGCCCGCCGTAGTCATGCCGTGGAACACCGTATCCGTGCCGTTTGTACCGGGGAGGTCGTCCGGGCTGAATTCGGCGCCCTTGCCGCTTTTTCCGCAGGCATAGGCAAGGCTTTTCAGCGGGGCCACGTCGAGATCGCCCTCGACGATCCTTCCGCCCATGCCGCCCTTGCCGCCGGGACCGCCCTTGCCGCCCAGCGCCAAAGCGTAGCCGTCTACCCGATCCTCAAAAACCGGGTTCGTCCACGAGAACTTAGGCCCCGATTGGGTATCTTCGCCCTTTTCGCCGCAGCGCCCGCCCTGTCCGGCGGAGATCATCACATAGTGGATCGTTGTGGTGCCTTCCGGGATCTGGAACTCGCCGGAGCCGGTCAGGACAACCCGCTCGTCAAAATACTCCGCAGATTCCGGCTGTGCCGGGGTGAAGCCCACCAGTGCCTCCATGCTACTTTTAAGCGTCGCACTCATGGTGGTGTCCAAAGACTGGATACACGCAGACACCATTTTCTTGTCATACGGATGATATACGCTCACAACATGGCCCGGTTTCTCGTGCCCGCTTACAATGTCATTGGTGATAGTTTCGCGGCACCGGTAATAGTCTGCAAGACGCTTCGCCACGGCGTAGGAATTCACCAGAGATACCAGCGTGGCGTCTGTAGCTGATTTGATGTTTTCCGCAGCGCCAGCCGTCACAGGCTGCGTGATTAGGCGGGTGTTGTGGATATACGCCTTGCCGGTCAGTGCGCCAGTGCCAGCGGAAATCTTGGCGTAGTTCGCGCCGCTTTCCAAGATTGTGAAGCCAGTCGCAGAGAGGGAGTGCATCGGCTCGGAGAATGTGATGATATCGCCATTCTGCGCCGTGCCGGAGAATAGCTCCTTTACTTCCGTCCCCGCAACGTATTGATGCGCTGTCACCGTCACGGCGGAGATGGGTGAATCGTATTTTACGGTTCCTCCGGTGTAAGATCGGTCGACATCAATCAACGATGCCGTGCCGTCCCACAAGGGTTCAATTCTCAAAACACCGTTCAGGTCTGTGCGGAGATAGGCCCCAATGGCGAAAAGCACTTGTGCGAGGTTGTCTCGTGCAGAGCGTTCTTTCCCATCCGCATAAGGAAGCCAACCATAAAGTTTGACCCCGGCATATACACTTTTTATCAGCGAAGGGATGTTGCCGCAGATTTCTTTTACAACCTCTTCCACGGTCTGACCTGTGTAAATGCCGCCGGTATGCACCATGCCGGTAAGCGCGCCCATAGGGGAGCGTCCTGTAAGCTGATAGGTGACAGGCCCGATACGAGAAACGCCGCTGCTTACAAATCTTGCTTTGATTTCGCCGCCTCTGTAAACAATGATTGGGGTGTTATTCGGGAGTGCAGAAAGCTGTGTGCCTATTGTTTTAGTGCAAACCTCTACGCTGACCGTATCGAACGAAAGACTGCTTTCATCTAATGCCACTTCTTGAAACGATGAGCAGTAGTCCAGCCGCATGTCGTCCTTAGACGCATCCCGGTCAAATTGATAAGGGCCGATCATTACATAATCCATAAGCCCTCCTTACCGCGTGATTTGCGGTGCGATGGGAATGAAATGGATTTCAATTTCTCCCCAATAATTGATCCCGTTTTCAACCTTTTCAATATCGTGCGATGCGCTGGTGTAGTATGCGCGATAGGAAATAGTTGTGTTGCCGTCCGCAGCTTCAAGCAAGACGGAATCGTCAATGGAATGGGCTTTGAGATAGTTCCAGAACGCATCATAGCTTCTGTAATCGTTCCCTCTGCGGAAAACGGTCACCTTATGCCCAATGTACGTCCCCAGAACATCGCGGATCATCCGGCCTGTGTCTTTCGATCTCCCAGCGTTCTCCCCATCGAGAACGCTGAAATTTTCGTTGTACTTGGAGATCGCGACATTCACATCAAATGAAGTCCCGTTAATTTTGATGTAATTCATATACACCGCCTTTAGGTCACTTTAATACCGACGCGCTGCGTCTGGTCCTTGTTCAGCTTGAAGATAATGCGGCCCAATTCCTGTTCGCCGATTTTAAGGATTGCCGTCTGATTGCCACCGCCATACTGCGACATGCCACGGGCCACCGCTGCCTCGATAGCAGATTCAGGGGCTTCAATATTGTTCCCCTGCTTCTGGTCACCCAGTACCGCTAAAAACTCACGGTTCGGGGGAATAACTGCGCCGGTCGCCAAACGCGGAACGGATGCGGAATTGATGGCAGGTGTGCGGACGTTACCGCCGCCTGTAAATGCATTTTTGATGCTCCTCATTGCATTAGAAGCCCAAGATTTCACGCTTTCAAACGCTGACTTCAAACCATTGAGCAACCCATCAATAATGTTTTTTCCAAGGTCTTGCCAATATTCAACGGTGAAATACTTTGCAACACTTGATTGCCACCAGGCTTTGATACCTTCCCACGTTTCGCTTAATTTTTCTTTCAGATAGTCCCAGTTGAGTGCCACCACAGAGCCAAGTCCAGCCGCTCCGGTTACGATCATTCCCAAACCGAGAGGGATACCAACTCCGGTAAACACAAGGATTACGCCCAAGACAAGCAAAGCGCCGCTTATCATAGCCGTAATTGCTCCGATGGGTCCACCCAGCAGATTTGTTATTGTATCCCAGTTTGCAATCACCGTTGCCGCAAGACCGGCAGCACCGGCAATAAGCAAGCCGATTCCGAGAGGAAGTGCGGCTCCGCTGAATACTAAGACTGCGCCGATAACCAATAGTGCGCTGCTAACCACGGCAACAACGCCGCCAATAGCACCTTGCAACAAGGTTTTAATTGTATCCCAATTCGCCGCAACCGTAGTCGCAAGCCCAATTGCACCGGCAACCATCAATCCTAAACCGAGTGGGACGCTTGCACCGCTAAACGCCAAGATTGCACCCAATACAAGCAATGCGCCTGAAAGCAGCCCCACAACTGCTCCAACAGGCCCTTGCAACGCCTCTTTGATCGTATCCCAATTTGCCGCAATGACCGTCGCCATCCCAGCAGCACCAACAGCCATTAGTGCAAGGCCAAGGGGGATATTCGTGCCGGAAAACAAAATCACTGCACCAATTACGAGTAGTGCAAAACTCAAAAGCGCAACAACGGCTCCGATTGGGCCTTGCAGCATCTTTTTAACAGTATCCCAATTAGCTGCGACAACAGATGCAAGTCCGATTGCACCAGCAACCATCAGCCCCAAGCCCAAAGGGATGTTTGCTCCGGAAAACAAAATAATTGCACCGATTACAAGCAACGCAACTGACAGGATCGCAGTAACAACTCCGATTGGGCCTTGCAGCAGTTTTGCGATTGCCCCCCAGTCTGTCTTTATAGCGCCCCAAATCGCAGCAGCGCCTAAAGCCATCAGAGTAATTCCTACCGGGATATTGGCACCGGAAAACGTTAGAATTGCGCCGATGGCCAGAAGCAGCGCACCGGTAAACAGCTCCATTATTGCGCTAAGCTGATCGTTTATTCCAGTTGCAAAATCCGGTCCATTTTTGGCTTTGTCATCATTACCGGAAAGCTTATTGATCTCATCAAAAGATGCTAAAGATTTACTCGTTTTTTTTGCGGCTTTCCCCGTTTTATCCATTGCGCTGCTTTCTTTATATAGATTCTCGGCAGCTTCCGCAGATGCTTCTGCCGTTGTCCCAAATATTTTTGAAACGAGGTCAGAAATTGTATTGACTATGCGTGTCAGCACATTTACAAAAACAGTAAAAACAGGGATAAGCACATTCAAAATAGGCTGCGCTAAAATCATCAAAGCACCCTTCAACTTAGAAACTGCTTTCATAGCCTTTTCGTTTGTTTGAATGGTACTCCACATATAGTCTTTTAAGGTACGAAGCGCTTTTGTAATAAGCGTAAAAACAAAAACGCGCCGAGCAAGGCCCTTGATGCGGTTGGTGAATTTGTCCATCTGCTTTGCTGCTTCTTGGGCTGCGGGTGACATCCCCTGCGTATGTCTTTTTGCCCCGGCAAGCTGTGCGGAAAGTTCTCCCGCTCGTGCGCTCATTCGTTCAAGGCTTCGGGTATCTTTTCCAATGGACGCATCCATGGTCTCAACCTTTTTTTGCACACCATCCCATTCTTTTTGCAATGATGCTACTGTCCGCTCTTGATCTTTTATAGAGCTGGATGTAAAAAACGCATCTCCGCTTTTCATGTAGTCCAGCTTCGCCTTTGCGTCATCGAGAATAGCCCCTAATTGTTTTGATTGCTCAACCAGCGGCATCTGCTCTTGTTTTTTATCGCTGATTTTTTCATTGAGCGCATCGATTTTTTTTGTTAGCCTGTTTAATTCCGTTTGCGCCTGCTTGTCATCAACATCAGCTTTGATAATAACGGAACCATCTGCCATGCAATCACCCTCTTTCTCTGTTGCTTGAAATGTGCAATTTTATATGTTATATTGAATGAAACAATTGTTAAGGAGTGATATAATGAGCCTTTTTAGCAAAAAACCAAGCAAAATTAAGTCCGCAAAGCTCCTTGGCGTTAGACAAGCGGAAGAAACTTTGTTGTTTCATACCTCAAACTTTTCTCTTTATAGTTTTTTTGTCGAATATGCAGACGGGACTACCGCTGTAATTGAATGTACGCCAACTCCCCCAACAGGAAACAAGAAAAAGGAAAAAGAATTGTTTGATAAGTTAATTGCAATTTCAAACCAAACAAACCAGAACGAAAGTGATGATACTCAAACAAGCGGGTCAATTTTGGATGAATTGCAAAAACTAAAAGATTTGCACGATTCTGGTATAATACCAGATGAATTATTCCAAAAGAGATCGGAAGCCTTAGTGGAGAAAATGTCTAATTTGGTAAATGCAAATAGTTCAAACTCGCCAAACTTTTATGTGGAACGTGAACGCCCTCGTTCAGTTATGGAGGGGAAATCGATTTTAATTATTGATGGAGAAAAAACCGGGTATAATTTGGACGCGCCCGTTTCTCTACGTCTCGATTTTGGTTCCCACACAATTTCGATTGCTCGCGGATGCGTTTCAAGCCAAAAATTTAAGCTGAATGTTTGCGAGTCAAAAACATATAAATTGACTTTTGATCCTAAAACAGTCAGCATTGATGCAGAATTGGTGGAAAAATAAGCCGCCAACCAACCGCCCTCTCCGGAGGGCGGTTTTCATATCCACTTGCTGATAACGTCCTCGTCCTGTTCCGTATACTGCCGCTTGAAGTCAACTAGGTGCCGGTTCTGCTTGTAAAACTCCTGTTCGCTTTTATCCAGTTTCTTCCCCTTTGCCTTTTTATTGCGGATTCCCACAACCTGGGCAAAAGTGCAATCCCCGATTTCCTGATACGCGGATACCCACGTCCACCAGTGCAGATACTCAACGGATCTGACTTCTTGTCCCAGAACGCGGTTGACTGGGGCAACGATTAGGGGAAAGTCCTGCTGCCAATCCATCAGCTTCGGCCCACGCTTTTCCTCACGCTGCTCTTCGCCACAGTTGATGAATTTTGCGCATTGCTTGATTGCTTCCTTGTAGTCGCTCTGCGGCATTTCCGCAAAGTCTGGATAGAAAATGTCAAGCATGACCTCGGCCTTTTCTTCCTCCGACAACTCAGCGTCAGACAGTGCCTCAATGATTGTCAGGATATCGCGATAGTCAGAGCGTATCTGGTACTCAGTGCCGTTTACCTCTACGGCAGTCGGCAGATCGTACCTCATTTGTGGTACTTCTTCGTATACTTGCTCACGCGGGGGTTGGTGGCTTTCTGCTCACGGGCAAAGGTGGTGTCAACCTCATCCATGATGGCAAGCATCAGGTTCGCCCACACAGGCAGGCCGTCCGCCAGCGCATATACGTTCATCTCACCAAACAAGGCAGAACAAATGTCGAAGCTGAACACATCGTTGATGATCTCACGCATTTCCTCGTCCATCTTCCGGGCGGTTTCAAAAACCTCCCGCTTGTTGGCGGTCTTTTCCACCTCTGCCTTGTACGCATCCTGCTTCTTGTCGAGGATATCAAAGGCGTTAAACAGCTTTTCCACAAAGGCGCTGTCAGTGGGGTTGAAGGAGAATTCGCATTTTCCGTTGATGTTGTAGGTAACTAAACCGGTATCGAAAATCAGGTCTTTCATAATAGCCTCCGAAATTGGGGCGGGTTTGCGCCCGCCCCTTTGTTTTTAAGCCCCTGCCGTAAAGGTCACGCCACTGGTATCCTTGGTAATGGTGCCCAGCGTACGATTGCCGCCGTAAGTGATCTCACTCGTGATGTTGAGCGTACCGCCGCCGTCGCCGCCGATGCCGGTCACGGCAATAGCGCAGGAATCATACCGCTCTGCAAACTTCGCCTCGCCGGACGTAGCATAGAAGTGTCCAATCATCATATCCTGATTGGCAAGAGCCTGCGCGTCATGATCCTTTACGGCAAGGTTCCACATCTTCACCGCAGCAGCGTCACCGGCATCCAGAGGGATGGGATCAAAGGTCTGGGAAATAACGGGCTTCTTCATGGTGGTGAAGGTGTTGCCCAGGATGTCCTGTTTGCTCTCCTGACCCCAGTCCATCTCTTCGCTGGAATCCTCCACACGCTTACCGATGGCGCTCCAAGTGGGAGCTTCCTTAGAGCCAGTATTCAGATACGCAATCAAAAGCTCGCGGTCAATGGTCTGACCTTCGGGCGTCGCAAAAGTTAAATCTGCCATTATACATTCACCTCGTAAATCAGTTTTAGCGGGACCATGTAGTCCTCGTATTGGTCGCTTGTCGCGCCGAGATACGATGCAAACGCAGACGTCTCAACGCGGAGGGCGCGCCTGCCCTCTCCAATGTCCGGTCGCTGCATCTGCGCCCAGTCCGCGAATTTGTTTAAAGCCTCAACCGCCTTCAAGCGTGTATCGTCGCTCTTGCCGGGTGGTGCGATCTGGTAATGGATTTCGAACGAATACTCCGCCTGATACCCACCGCAGATATACTTCTTGGTGATAACGGCACCCTGAACGGAGGAAAGCGCCATGCCTACCGTTTTTGCCGCGAAATACTCGTACTTGATCAGATCCACATTCTCCGGAATACCAGGAAAACGGTTCGCCCAAATCAGCATCAGGCGGTCAAGGTCTGCCTTTTCACTGCTGGATGCCAGCATTACAGGTTTTTCTTTAGAGATCACGCTTCACCGCCTTTTCTGCTACACGCACCCACTTCTCCATGTTCTGTGCCTTAGATGCTTCAAACCAATGGGAGCAGGTCCCGGTTCTGTGGAAAATCAAATCCTTTTCTGGCACTGCTGGAACCTTCGTAACGCCTTTCCGCGCATAAGAGCTTCCGGTCAGTGGATCAACGTACAGCTTGCCATAGTACAAATACCTGGCATACGGCCCGGGGTAAATAACCGTGTTCCCCGTTACCTTTGTACGCGTCCTCAGAGAACCTGTGAGCATAGGAACGAACGGAGCGGTATCTTTTGCGACCTGCACCGCCAGAACGTGTTCTGCGCGATCACAGCCCTTGGAAACGGCCTCTTTTACAGCGTCCATGCCGTCCGTCTGAACGGAAAATTTCAACGCCATATCACACGCCTCCGACCTGCCAGTGCTGCATATCAACGCTGCCGAAATCTTTCTCGTCAACCTTGGTCACGGTGTAGCAGTTGTCCTGAGCCAACGCTACAGTTTCATTGTCCGTCACAAACTCGCCTTTGATGAAAAACGTTGTCCCGCCGTTGCCTTTGACAGAAAGCGTCCACAGGTCGGTTTTGTCCTCTGCGGCGTAAAACCGCTGCGGGCCTACATAGGTTTTCACCTTGCCGGTAAAACCGTCCACGGCTTCCACGTCAAACGGAATGTAGAGGTCAACCGCATCCGCTCCGGCAAGGCCGCTCTCGCGCACGTTAACCGCCTTAGACGCTTGCAGCATCACGCCACGAAGTACGGTCACATACAGCTTTTGCGTTTCCTGAAACGTCTCCTTGTCGGTTTCTTTGACCGGATTGTAGATCGTTACAGTGTGGGGAGCGTACATGATCCGCACCCCCTCCCTCGGTACAGCAAGCCAGTATGGGCGAGATACTCCATGCAGGTCTCTGCGAGCAGTTTTCTTGCCCCATCCGTAGCGTTCAGCGCAGAAACGGCAGATTCGCCGCCGGTCGCCAGTGTGCGGGAATAACCGCCCACCGTTTCGCTTTTGACTTCTGCGTCATTAGCGGCAGCAGTCGCAAGGTTCTTCATTGCAAGCGCCTGCGCAGCTTCGATAACCGCGTACTTGTCAACCAGCGCACAGCAGCACATCTTTACCGCATCCAGATCCACGTTGTCCTTGGCCCGGTTCTGCGTGAAATAATCGAGGAAGGAGCTGGCCCGGACAGCCAGACGCGGAAAATCCCCACTGCTTACAGTGCCCATATAGACACCGGAGTAGTATGTGTAATCAGCGTATGTCAATTGGGTCAGCTCCTTTCAAATCAACCAGAAACAGTGACAGTGGCAGTGCCGGTCTTTGTACCGTCCTGCTTGGATTTGGCGGTAACGGTAATACTGCCCTTAGTTTCGGTAGCGGAGACAGTCAGGACGCCCTCGTCGCTGATCTTGCTCTTCGCACCATCCTGAGACCATTCAACCTCGCCGTTGATGATGCCCTCACCGTCAACCTTGGCGGTAAACAGCTTGCTTTCGCCCTTCTTTACGGTGGCGGTAGCAGGGGACACAGCAACGGTGGAAATAGCACCGCCCTTGCCGTAAACGGAGAAGGGGAACGGGTTCACCTTTTCCGCGTTGTAGGCGTTGATGGGGTTCGCGATCTCCCAGCCAAGACGCATGACCGCACGGAGGGCGACCATATCGTTCTGCATGAGGTTGTAAACGATTTCCTTCGTGGCGGGGTCCTGGATAACGCCCTCGGTAAAGACCTTGAAGGTCATATCCTGGCGAATAGCATAGACGAGCTGGCTCCAATCGCCGACGATCATCTGTGCTTGCGCAGGGTCGAACGCGCCGTTCATGGGGAAGTACATGTCCATGCCGTCGAGGCCGTAGCGGGTAGCGCCCTGCATATCGGTCTTGAAAATAGGCTGGCCGGTGGTGTCTTTCAGCCCACGGAGCTTGCCGCGCATCTGAATAGCGGACATCACGCCGTTGGGATTGAAGCCGTCCAGCTCGACCTTGGAGATCAGACCACCCTCGTCCATGATGTCGGCGTAAATGTCAGAGCTGACAGGAACACCATTTCCCGCAGCAATAGCAGAGGGCACAATGCCATCACGCCAGGTGCTGGGCTTATTCTTGCCAAACAGCATAGCGCCGTCAATGACATTGCCGAAAGCCTCGGTCAGGCGGGGCTTGACCTCGCCCCAAATGTCATAGTCCGCATCATCGAGAGCAGCCTCGGGGATGGGGACGATAACAGCGATCTCCTCGGCGTACAGCTTCTTCTTGTCCCACGCCATCTTGGTGGTCTGCTTGAATGCCTCACCGGCACCGCCGTCAGTGGCCTCGCCGTTGACGAAATACGCGGAGGGAAGCGCGTCGAGCACATTGATGGTCTGCGTCTTGCTGGACATATTCGCCAGTCTGCGGCCCATGCGCAGAACGGCAGATTCAGCGATAGCGCCCTGCATGATCTCGCGGGTTACGGGTTCCGGGATCAGGCCAGAAAGTGCGGAACGATCAATACTTGCCATGTTATATTCTCCTTTTTGTTACTTGAGTGCGCCGCGAATCAGATTGTTCATCGCGGCATTGGTGTCAGTTTTCTTTTCACCGCCGCCAACAGCAGCGGACCAGTCAATTTTTACGCCATCCTGAAACGCGGACGGATCAGCGCTGACTTGTTCCTCGTGCCATTTGTCAAACCCATCAAGCGCGCCGTCTTTGATTTCAAGGTGCTTTGCTTTCAGGTCTGCCAAATACGCCTTCTCAGCAGCTTTAGAGCTAAACTTCACGCCCTTCTCAGAAAGCGTTTTACGGATAACGTCTGCGTAGTCATAATCGGCAATCTTGGACTTGTAGCCCTCGATCTCCTTTTTGAGTGCGTCCGTTTCCGCGTTGCCGTTTGCCAGAAACTGCTTGTTTTTTTCCACTTCCGCGTCCAGCTTGCTCTGAACAGTCGAAAGTGCCTTTGTGATTCGCCTGTCAAACTCCGCCTTGTAGGTGGGGTCAGCCAGTATTTCATCAAAAGTCTTAATTTCGTCTGCCATTTTTTATTCTCCTTTATTCCACAGCGTCATTCCCCACTGCGTATTACAACAAAAGAGCCAACCACCGAGAAAAACTCAGTAGTTGGCTCCTATTGCCCTTTCCCGCGCCCAATTACGCGGGAGTTGAATATTTGATTGTTTTCTTGACCTCTAGCACGATGTATCCGTCACCCTTGCGCCGGATCTCCGCGTCATTGCCGCGCCGGATAATAGCCTCGATGGCCTGCATCAATTTATCATCCATTAGCCCACCCCAATTTCTTTCAAGTACGCCTCGTACTCATATGGGATGCCAATGTCATAATTCTTGTAGTAATGCAGAAAATCAAGTGGGAATCTGAAATCGCCATCAATGTATTGACCCGCTCGCAATCTTTCTCCCGTAAAAATATCAAACGTTTCAAAACACGCAAGGGCTGGGGTTAATGATTCTATATGTTCAATGATTTTATCTCGGCTGATAGTATTTCTAAACGTGCGATACTTTTCAAAGTCATCGCCATGAGTGCTATATTTCATGCCTTTAAAATACCCGAACAGCATCATTTTACCCGCCCCCTTTCGTTTGGCTTATACGTTTCAAAATATCCCTCTCCGCTGTCCCCCACATACATTTCCCCATTAGGTGGTATGTATAGAACATCGGTTGGCGCTTTTACTTTTACGCCAAGCGCATTTGCAAGTTCCTCTGCAAAGCAATAATCATTTTCAATGCGCTTACCTGTGTCGCATGACAGCAACCTCACTTTTTTCCCGTTCCATCCGTTACTATGTCGAATTACAGAAGCAAGCAATCTCGGCGACATATTCGTTTCTACTGACCCGAATCCAACTGCCGTCTGGCTTCCGTGCATAGCAACGTCAAAATACGTTTTGAGAGGTTTTACCATTTTAACATTTTCGTTTAGCGGGTCGCCGTCCGGGAAGCAGGCAAAGCCATTTTCCAGCTTCATTGTACGTCTTTTCACAATAGAATTCAAGTTAT